AGTCCAAGCAAGCGACAATTTCATCGATTAGAGACACGTCTTCGCTTGTACGTATTTGCCAAAGGTTTACGCGAAGTTGGCGACTTCTAGCCAAAACCCTCTTATCTCCAAGAAGGGCTGGCTGGTTGGATATTTCATCGCTAATGGTCACGTATGGATACTGTGTTTCTGGCGGGGCAATGTCCCTGTAAACACGAGTGGATATTGCGGATATGCCGGCCCCAACAAGTGCGGAACGAATTGCGCCACCTGTGGATGCCATTATGCCCCCATATCAAAATCAATATTTACCGGCTTCATTGTTTTGGCTTTTTTGGCATACGCTCTTCCAAGGTCAGACATAACTATTGGCCTAACAATTTGAACAATTTGCTGCCGCGCTGGCAACATAAATGGACGAGCGGGAACAGATGTTGTTCCAAACTCCAGTTTTCTTGCAAATGGAGCGGTGGAACCAAATTCAGAAACCGCTGGGTTTTGGTTTGGTTTGGACTTTATTTCGCTGTAGATGGATGGCATTAAGTCCCCATCTTTGTCCGCCGCTGGTGGATTGCCTGGCTGGGATGAATAGCGAAGTTTCCCTTTTTTATAATACGGTTTGTACGAACCTTTTTGGGAAATTGATGCCACGACCCTCTTCTTGCCCATATCTGCAACTTTTCCAGATGTTGCACGCATCTGAAAGATGCCAGACAAAACAAGTTTTTTTACACGAACATCTACTTCTTTAAGGACCCTGTAGACCTTTTGCGTCGGTGTTGATTTCTTAGCCATATCAGCGCAACGTCCTTCTGCACTCTGCCCTTAGGTGAGTCTTTGTATAGAGCAGTGAGTCAATTTCATATGTCCCGTTTATTACAGAATTAATTCCAGAAATAACTATCTGGTCTCCATATGTGATGGATGCGTCTAGCGGTATGCGGCAAATAATATTTCTTTGCTCGCTAATTTGTCCGGTGGTTGATTCATCTACATCTTCGGAGGCTTTTTGGTGTATTGAGCCATAGACAGTCGTGTCACTGCCGCCATTAGACCAAATGCCCTCATCTTCGGCGTCAGAATCAGTAAACTCCGCACTGAGATTCCTGATGACAATCGGCGTCATTGCGCCACGCATATCAAACAATTACCCTTCGCTTAAAGCGTTTTACGGAATTAAGTTCTCTTTCTGTAAATCCGCCTTCTCCATTATCTGCAAACCTGTAGTCGGTCCCTTCAACTTTTAATTGAGATAGGCCTTGGGCATCAATCAGAAATTTGCTCATTTCGCGTGACCCGGCGCTATACAGAACCCGCTCTAGGGCGACTGTGTCTGACGAGGTCATACCAGCGGTATAAGTGACCAGAGCCTGATTCCCTGTTCCCGCAATTCGAATATTGTCAATTCCCCACGGAAAGATGTCAAAGTCGTCAATATCCTGCTCAACCTCGTCTCCTGGCATTCCTACATAAAATGAAGTGATGCTTCGAACCGGGGCATGACGCAAAAAAATTTGCCTTTGGTTGGGGACCAGTTTGTGCTGTTCGCTAGAATAAAGTTTTGCCCCAAGTGGCCTGTTCAAATAGTATTCAAGTTCAGCCTCAAGGGCTGCCAATATTGACATCGCGGCATCCACCTGGGTATCAGTGAATGTCTTCCCCATATATATTTCAAGGTCGTCATAAGTGAGAATGGCCATGCGGCAGATAATACACCAGCATTAAGAATTATTGAAATTGGCTTATTTTGCTTCGGCAATCCAGTAAATGTCTTTGTAGGCAAAGGCAACATAGTCGTCGTCGCCAAGGTCCAATAGGAAACCCATTTCTTGCGCCTTTATGCGTATGTCTATCTTCGCCACCCTGCCGAAACATGAATGCATAATTATGTTTTCATCGTCCAGCAATTCCCACCCATATCTAACTTCAATAATTTTGTCCAACTCATATGCGCTGTGAATCAGGCCAGTGGAGGTCAGGGTGGTGATGAGTTCGTCATATGGGTTTTCTGGATTGAAATCTTCACGCTCCATGAAGAGTTTCATTATCCCGTGTTTGATTATCGCAAAAGCGTGAGGGTGCCCCCATGCCTCAGAAAAGTCGTACGACTTGTTTCCCTCCCTGTCGTGCCCTTCCACCTATTACTTCGTTTCAATATTTACAGCAGATGAAACAGTAATGGGTAGGACCTTATACTTTTTTGCCTCATCAACAGTCAGTCGGTCGCCGCGGCTTTTCACCTTGACCTTAACGCCATTTTGAGTCTCAAAAATATCACGGGGTGAAATTACATGTGTCATGTCAACACCCTAGCAGAGGTCAATAATCAAATGTGTGTGTTCTGTTTAAACATATTTTGTTCTTATAAAAGTCAAAACCCCCGCCTTCGTCCATTTCTGGACTCGGGCGGGGGCTCAGACTAAGCCAAAAGGCTTATCAGGCAGACGGCTCGGCGTCGAAGTTCACTTCGACGAACGACTCCGGACGCTTGACAGCAAGTGCAAGACGCTCTTCAGCCAAAATCGCAACTGCGTTTCGGACGAAGAAGTCGCTGTGCTGCTCAGCAACGCGGATGTTGCCCTCTTGGCGGTCGTACAGCGTGGCGCCGATACCGAACGAACCGACCAGGGCGTAGCCCTCATCGATTGCCGGAGTGGCAACCATTGGCAGACGCCACAAACGGGCCTCGGCACCCATCGAGACGGACATAACCATCAAGTGACGGTCCTGGCCATCCTTCGTGAGTTCCAGGGCTTCCATGTCGTTCGGGTGAACGATGATGCCCGTTGGCTCGTAGTAGGCAAGCAACGACAAGGTGATTGCACGACGGATTGCGTCGATGCGGGTGTCACCAGTGACGCCGTCGCTCCATGCGAGTGTCTGGACGCCAGAAACGTTGCGGATTCCGGTCAGGTTCGAGCCTGTTCCGTCACCGTTAAGAATCTGGTCATCCTCGACGAGGCGGAGGCCGTACAGCAACTCGTTGTCGATGATGCCACGCAGGGTGGGCTCATCGTCAAGGACGTTGCGGTGGGCAACCTCGTAGTGGGCGATTGTGCGGACAGGAGCCTGCACACCCACGACTGTCATGGACGACTGCGGCTTGGCCGTGAACACTTCTGGCGAACCAGAGCGCTCAGCGACTGTCGACGCGTTGTTGGTAAATCCGCTAACGCGGAAGTACTCAATCATGTTGGTGTTGGTCTGCTGCACCGGGAACAGGTCACGGACTCGCATGACGCGCTTGGCGCGCTCAACGATTCCCTCACGCTGCGGAGTGCCGAAGTCACCAGGGGTTCCTGACGGCAGTGCGGTGTAGATGTCCTTCACCTGGAAGGGCGAATGCATGGTGTAACCATTGCGGCCACCTGCAATGCTCTTGAACTCGTTCGACTCAACGAAGCGCTGACCAAGTGACTTCTTCTCGTCATTTGGCGTGTAGAGAGTCTGAGGAGCCGCAGCAGCGACTGCCGGCGAACCAGCAGCCCAGGCCTTGACTTCCTGAAGACCCTCAAGGGCTTCAATCTCTGAACGGATTTCGCGAGCCTTGGCAAGTCCCGAACGGAACGCCTCGACATGCTTTGCTTCAACTTGAACTTCAGGACCACCCTCTTCGCGGTTGGCCTCTACATGGTCGACGATTGCGTCGTTCTGTGCGAGGACATCCTTGAGGGCACCCTTAAGTTCCTTCAAACGGCTTTCCATAGCCATAGTAGGTACTCCTTTTAGAGTGTTTGTAACTTGTAGGACGACAAGGTAAGCACCTCGTTGTAACAGAGTATGCTACACCGTAAACACCTTGTCAAGCAGGACCCTACTCGTCCCCTTCGTCGTCATCCTCGTCCATGAGGGTTTCAAATAAATTGTCAATCAGCGCAATGGAGTTCGAATTAATTGGCTCCACCAACACATTCCCCTTAAAGGTTATTTTCGGGGCTGGTACTGCCGTTTTTAGGATTGAGGCGACCTTATCTAGCACGGCTGCGGCAACAAACGGCGGCACTGAGCCAAGGTCAACATGGATTGGCTCATCCATATCATCATTAGAAACAGAGATTGTTATTACGGGGAAATTGATGTCTTCGTCGTGGAAATCAGTTTGAGACATACTCGACGCCTCTAAAAATACCCCTTCCGTTGTAAATCCACATTTGTTCGTAATTAAACCATTCCTCGTCAACGCCCTTGGGCTGATATTGAACAACCGCGAGGCCTTGTTGCCAGTTTTCTGCACCCTGCATAAG